GGTTGACGGAGACCGCGGCCTCCCCAAACACGGACTTCAAAAAAAATGAGTAACATTCAGGAGTGTACAGATGAAGAAAATAACAGCAACAAAACTTAACGATTTTGTCAAAAAACAACTCGAAAACAAAGAGCTTAGTAAGGCCGCCCGCAACGAATATTTAGTGTACAGCGATTTAGTGTCTCGAAAGAGCGAACTCAATGATTACGAAAATAGAAAGTTACGCAGTTTGTCGGCGCTACTAGAAGAGCGCTACGCAGACAGCAGCACAGAACTCGTAGCCGAGGCAACCGGCGTTGTACACGTGACAACGTCTGACTTATGCGCGATATTCGGACGTACAAGAAAGTCAATCGCTGAGTGGGTGCGGATGGGCTTGCCAAAGCTGTCCAAAGGCTTGTACAATATGAAAGACGTTCTGGACTGGTGGCTTAGCACGATACACCGTGCGTCTTCGACGACTAGCGAAATTAGCGAGTGGAAAAGGCGCTTGATTATAGCGAAAGCGCGGCAAGAAGAGATAAAACTGGGGGAGTTGGAGGGTAAACTTGTGCATAGGCAAGAGGCCGAGATGACAATCACGACAGCTTGTACGGACTTAAGAAACACGCTGCTAAATATGCCGTCGCGGCTGTTTCCGAACGAAGACAAGTACAGAATGGCTTTGAAAGCGGAGTTAATAGAAACGCTTGAATCGTTTCGCCGCAATGCCGCTTTTATAGACGATAGGGCACAGATTAAAGAGAAAAAACCGGTGCAGCCCAAAAAAACGGTACAAAAACCGAAAAAAACGGTGAGGAAAAAGAGCAAATGAGAAAAATAAATATTTTTGGCGTACCGCAAAGTGAAGGAAACTTACAATGAAATATTTACCCGAAAGCGCCATACAAGCACTTAAACCGCCCGATTTAAATATCATAAACTGGGTTGAAAACAATCGTTTTTTGTCAAAAAACTCAAGCGCTATAACTGGATTAAAGAAGATATCGCGTACACCGTACATAAAAAGATTGTACGAATTTTTTATCGATGACACGATTAAAACGATTGTTGTACAAAAACCTGCGCAGATAGGACTTACAGACTGGGTTGTAGACTGCATATTGTGGATTGCAGTAAACGACCCATCGCCGACCGGCTTTTTTTTAGCTGACCAAGAAACGGCAAAAAAAATAATGCGGTTGCGCTTAGAACCAGCTTTTAAGCAACTCGGCTTAACGAAGAGAAAAAAGGCTGCAAACAAACAACAAGACGTCAATAAGTTTGAGATTCAGCTAACGAATGGCTTTTATTTGGCTGTCGGCTGGGGTTCTTCGATATCACAGACCGCATCGACGAGTTTTAAGCGTGTTTTTTGCGACGAAATTAACAAACCCGGGTACACTATGATGAAGGACGAAGGCGATACCCTGGACAGAATTGAAGAGCGTTTAGAAACTTTTGGAGACAGCAAGTTTGTACTGCTGTCCACGCCGACTCTCGACGATGGGCAGATTACAAAGCGGCTTAATTCTTCCGACGTGATTTTTGACTTCTGCGTACCCTGCCCGTTTTGCGGTACATTTCAGCCGATGGTGTTCACCAACATCGTTTGGAAGGGCGGGAACACCGCAACAAAAGAAGATGTAGAAGATTCGGTAAGGTTCAAGTGCACGTCGTGCAACGGTTTGATGACAGAATTACAACGACAAGAGGCTGTTGGCTTAGGCGAGCTGTTGCCGCGTACAGACAAGCAGCGCTACAGCGTCGTCGGTGTACAACTTCACCGCCTGAATTCACTCTTCAAGGGCGGAAATATGGCTACTATTGTTAGCCGATTTTTAGAAGCAAGAAACGATTTAGAAAAATTGCAAAACATCGTTAACAGCACTTTCGGCGAACCGTGGGTGCCCCGAATATCATCGGGGCAAGACGATGTACAAGGCAAAGTTGCTAGGTGTCGTTCACCGCACAGGAAAGGCGAGCTCCCCCCCGATGTAGTCGCTATTGTTGCCGGTGTTGACGTACAGATGTCGGGGTTCTGGTACAGAGTGCGGGCGATAACTTCGGACAATTCAAGCTATGCTATTGATGGTGGCTATCTACAGACGATAGAAGAAGTTGACGAAATTATCTTAAATAAGCTGTACGACGGTAGAAAGGTGTGGCGTTGTTTGATTGATATCGGCGGTACAAAATCGCAGGAATCGGCAATCAGTAAGACGGAAGAGACGTACAACTGGATTAGAAGTACACACGGAAGTGGAGTGCAAGTGTTCGGTTCAAAGGGCTCTTCCCATTCGATGTCAACAAAGATTAAAATCGGTTCGCCGATAGAGCGTACACCGAGCGGGAAACCTATACCAGGCGGCTTGCGAATCATTCAACTTAATACGGATCTGCTGAAAGATACGCTATTCTACAAGATAGAGCGTACAGCAGAGAGCCCGGAGCAGCCGGGCGGCTGGTGGTTGTACGACGATGTGCCCGATTGGGAAATTGAACAAATCACTGCAGAAGAAAAGCGCAGGGAAAGAGGCGGCGGTACAAAGTGGCACGTTGTACGACGCGATAACCACTTGCTCGACTGTGAAGTAATGTGTTTGGCGGCCGCTGATAACGAATTCTGGGGTGGCGTAGCGCTTGAACGCAAACGACAGATCAAGTCGCAAGTTATTAAACCGAGGGCCTCAAGACCTCGCCAAGAACAGCGCCCGAATCCATATTTGGAATATTAAAAATGGCAAATAAAGGGCTTTTTATTGTACGTAAAATATTATCTTTGCTCGACAAAACAGTACATTATGTTCACGGTGCGACTGCTTGCCCTGTTTGTACGTACATTGGCGGAGTCGGTGACGTAAAAGTAACTTCAACATCTGGTGATGTCCGATATTGCCGGTGCAACCTTTGCGGAGCAACTTTTAAAGCAGTTTGTTGCGATAATAAAAAAACTGTAAAAACACCAAAAAGTTTTGACAAAACTGAAAAACGTGTTATAAAAAAGAAAAGGACTAAAAAAAATGGCAAATCTAACACAACTTAACGCCGACTTAGCTATGTACCGTGCCGCTAGAGACGCGATATTAACGGGTGCACAATCGTACAGCGTTGCGGGCAGAAGCCTTACACGTGCTAATCTCGACGATATAGAAACTCAAATAGCTAGAATTGAAGCAAGAATCGCTAGGTGTACGAGTACATCGGGTGGTCTTGTTAAATCGCCGCTGTTAGGGGGCTAAAGGCTATGTACGACAAAATCGCATCGATAATTACAAAGACGATAGCGCTTGTTAGCCCCTCAACAGCTCGCGAATATGCCAAAAATCATCAAATATTGCGTGCATATGAGGCCGCCCAAAATAAACGGCATTAACAGAAAATTCAGTGCACGTCAAACATCAGGCGCACAAGAAATTCAGGAGAGTTGGCAGACCGTAACGGACAGAGTCAGACAGCTTGTTAGAGACAATTCGCACGTTGCGGGGATGGTACGCCGCTTCACCGCCGGACTTATCGGCGAAGGCAGTTGGCCGCGACCGAAGGTGTTGAAGAATAAAAATTCAGGCAATTTTGATTTTAACGTAAAAATCAATAATGAGATTCTCAAACGTTGGGAGCCGTGGGCATTATCAGCTTGTGCCAATGGCGACAGCGTGTACCAGCTCCAGCGACTTTGTGCGTCAACATTCTTTATCGATGGTGGAATTTTGGTACGCAGAATCATCAAAAAAGGCAAGCTTTTACTTGAGCCGATTGAAATTGATAGACTTGACACGAACAAAGATTCTGACGCGATGAACGTTAGAATTGTCGGCGGGAAAGAGCTCGACGAGTACAACAAGCCGGTAGCATATTGGATTAAAAGCCGTTTTCCGTCTGAAAAAGACGTACAGAGCGTCAGAGTACCGGCATCAGAAATAATAGACTTGTACGATCGCGACAGGGCGTCAAGCGTAGGCGGAATCAGTAGACTTGTTTCGTGTGTACTTAACTTTCATAATATCGGTAAGTTTCGTGCAGATACGATGAGCTTAGCAAGAACGGCTTTGGGCTTTGGTATCTTTGTCGAAACGGAATTCCCCGACGACTTTTTTGGTGCAACGGCAGAGGGCACGGACGAACAGGGACGAGAATACGATTACGTCACGCCCGGCGGGGTACACTATATGCGACCTGGTGAGAAGATAACATCAGTTAAACCCGAATCGCCAACGGCCCAGTACGAAC